GTACCAGATGATCTGCGCCGTGAAGAGGTGATGGTGCTGGTCAAACTTGCCGAAGGTGTGAAGCGTGAAGCTATGACACCTGAAACAATCATGACTCACGCTCAGCGTCTGGCGGCATTCAAGCGTCCACGTTACATCGCCTATGTGGACGAATTCCCACGCACAGCAACGAACAAGATCGCTAAAACACAGATAACGACTGCGCATATTGCATCGACTGTGGTCGATACGCAGACCATGATAGCCGTGACAGACGAAGCATTGTCCAGCCTGCTCTCGGAATAGGCTGCTCGGACGCAGGACGCATTGTATAGCAACTGAAGCGGTCATTCGATGCGCTCTGACCAATAACCGGATTGGGCTCTATGCCGCCATCCGAGGCGGCGCAGCAAATCGCGTTGTCTCAAGCTCTCGAAAGGGTGCCGCCAGACCGATGCCACAGATCATCCAAAAACAAATCGGTTCCTTAATTCACCAACGCTTTTGAACTTACCCCTTTTTTGCGGTCTTGATTTGTGCTATCCATTCTTCAGCTTTGGCAGATAGCTAAGCCGCGCTTATAGATGTAGGCGGATTACATAGCTTCAAGAGTGAAGCCCCATATCAACGGACGGAGGTAACCATGAAAATGGTGCTGAAAACGTTGAGTGTTGGGGAGCTTCGCTCGCCAAACTCAACAGCAAGACAACATAACAGACACCAGCGAAAGAAAGCGCGCGCGCTCTTCTCAGAGCATGGAATTGTTGTGCCCATCATTGTGGATGAGCGCATGCGCATCATCGACGGCATCTTGCGATTTGAAATCGCCAAAGAGCTCGGAGTGCAAGAACTCAACGCAGTTGTTGTTTCTGGTGCTAAAGAGGAAGAGCTCTTGCAACTCGAACTCTCACTCAACCGACTGGCCGAAGACAGTGCTTGGGATACTGATCTGCTCAAGTCAAAGTTTGAACAATTGATCGAATACAATGTTGATTTAATCTTCACAGGGTTTGAAACAGCCGAGATTGATAACATCTTGTCGTTTGAGGTGATCGAACCTGACGATCAGGATTGGACTGCTATAGATCCCGTTACCGAAGTCGGTGACATCTGGCGTGTAGGAGATCACATCTTAGCATGTGGAAATGCACTATCTCCTGATGAAGTTTTAGGTGACGTTTTGGATGGCTTAGAGCTGGCCAAGGCCTGCATAACCGATCCGCCCTACAATGTACCTACCGCGGGTCATATCCGTACGACGCTAAAACATGCAGAATTCGCTATGGCAGCGGGTGAGATGGATGATCAGGATTTCACAGAGTTTCTATCTCGTTCAATTACGGCATCCCTGCCCTACCTGGATACGACAGCGCTCTATTACCTGTTTATGGATTGGCGGCATGTTGGGAACTTGAATGCTGCTGCAAAGCGTAATGGGCTGATCCAGCAGAACCTGTGTGTCTGGTCTAAGACCAATGCCGGCATGGGATCCTTTTATCGATCGCAACATGAACTCGTCGGCGTCTATAGTCGCAATGACCGTTTCCAAAACAATATACAGCTTGGAAGTTCTGGGCGCTATCGCACCAATGTGTGGGTCTATGACGGTGTAAACAGTTTTAGCGCGACACGCACTGACGATTTAACGGATCACCCAACAATCAAGCCCACGCAAATGATCGCGGATATCATCCTTGATTGCACATCAATCGGAGACTTGGTCTATGATCCATTTTTGGGCAGTGGCACCACATGCCAGGCGGCAGAACAAACCCGTAGGCGATGTTTAGGCATCGAATATGAACCCCGCTATGTGGACGTGGCCCTAAAGCGCCTCCAAGACCGCTGCGGATTAAACGCGACACACATGGCATCCGGCCTGTCCTACGCAGACATCGCCGCTGAACGGCAATCAAAGCGCGGAGCCCCAGCATGATTAAACGTGGCTACAAAAATCCACCCAAAGAACATCAGTTCAAAAAAGGGAAATCCGGGAACCCCAAAGGGCGGCCTAGAAAACAGAGACAACCGTCTTCTGATCTAAGTTTAGACATAATGACATCTCTTCATCGTGAACTCGCCAAAACGATCAGTGTCCAAGAGAATGGGCAGCACAGAGTAATCACAAAGCTTGACGCAATTTTTGCCCAGCTTGTTGCGCAGTCGGTGAATGGCAAACCCAGTCAACAAAAAATGCTGCTTAGCTTGCTCACACAGGGCAAACATGAAACCACCGTGCAGGAGACCTTAGAACAATTGCAGTCCTATGATGAAGATCGACTGAATGAACTTTACGATCAGCTGGGCTACACTGATGACGATGCACCTGATGACGATGATAATCAGAGAGGTGATGTTGATGACTAAAATTACACCAGCACACATCCACGCGAGGGCGCGTTCCTCTGTCGGGCACTTCTTTGAGTATCTCTATCCCTTGTTGCATCCAAAGCGTCCGATCGAAACGGACTGGTATATCCATGCCATGAGCGAAGCGATCATGTCGCTCTCGCGTGGTGAGACGAACCGGCTCATCATCAATGCCCCACCCCGCTCTTCAAAAACCAATCTCTGCACGATCTTCAATATCAGCTTTATCTTGGGAAAGGATCCAAGTGCAGAAATCATGCTACTCACTTACGGAGAAGAACTCACACGGGATATTGCCATCAAAGTACATCATTTGATGCGCCATCCCGCCTACAAGCATTTGTTTCCACACACGCGCTGTGTTGGCACGGGATCCCAAGGCCAAGCCCTGCGCACAAGTGCCGGTGGCAAAGTTCACTTCACATCTGTGCAGGGCACAATGACCGGTCTCGGTGCCGATTGGATTATCCTCGATGATCCGCTGCAAGCGGCACATATGCGCTCAGACAAACGCGGTGATAAACTTGAAACAACATTTCGAGAGGCTCTTTCAACACGTCTCAACAATCCAAGCACTGGAAAAATCCTTCTCATTCAACAACGGATTGCCCCGTCAGACCTCTGTGGACGTTTGACAGAACAAGAGGATCACCCCTGGACCGTACTCGCATTGCCCGCGGAGTTCATGGCGTCCGCGATTTATCCACTTGGACGTTTTGAAGGCGTACATGAAGCGCAGGTAGGTGATTTACTCATCCCAAAACATCTGACGCGAGATGTGCTGAAGGCGAAGCGTCTCGAAATGGGCGAAGCAGCCTATGCGGCGCAGTATCTGCAAGCCCCGATTTATGAAGAAAACAATCCCATCGAATTTAATAAGCTAACGTTCGTGAAGCGCGAGGACATTGCCGATGAGTTAGAGCATGCGCTCATTGTTCAATCCTGGGATACCGCTCTCACAGCAAATTCAAACTCAGATTACAGTGCGGTTACAACATGGGCACGATTGCCATCGCAGAAATTCGTTCTCCTGCATGCAAAACAGATTAAGCTTTCCAGCGACAAGCTAGTTGATGCCATGATCCAGCATGCACAAGCCTGGTGCGCGAAACATGTTCTCGTCGAAGACGCAAATCATGCGCGTGATCTCATACGTGATCTACAAAAACGAGCAAATGGAAGGGTGCACATAAAAGGCGCACCGCATCAAAACCTCTCGAAAGAAGCAAGATTAGATCTGGTGCTTTATCTGATAAACACAGGTCGGATTGGGCTTCTCGAGGGAGAGAAAAGTCTGGATCTTCTTCTACATCAGCTGCGCCAGTTTCCAAACGGCAAGCATGATGATCTCGTCGATAGTTTTACGCAGGCCCTGCGCGTTTTACCAACACTCGGATCAGGAAAGGCAGTGTGGAGGATTAGTTAGTCTACACTTTCCACTGGACTTCCTGTCTTCCGCAAGTCTGTGTGTAGGTGTGCCCGAATAGCGTCGGGCTCTGCTCAGTACGAGTGATTGGTACGGAGCAGAGCATGAGATTAGATTTGGATGAATTGGCATCGGCCTCGCGTGAGGCGCTGATGGCAGAGTGGCGCGAGGTGGTGGGTCGCCCGCCCCCCAAGCATTTAAGCAAACCCCTGATGGTGCAGTTTTTGAGCCACGCTTATCAGCTGGATACCGTCGGTGGATATACCAAGCGTTTGGATAGTCGGCTCAAGAGTGCTTCACGGCGTGATGTTGTTCGGCCTGCCTTCAAGCCAGGCAGCCGCTTTGTGCGCGAGTATCATGGGATCACCCATGTGGTCGAGGTGGGAGATGATGGACGCTTTGTTTGGAAGGATCAGAGCTTTAAGTCCCTCTCCCATACAGCACGCGCCATAACAGGCTACAACGTCTCAGGCTTCAAGTTCTTCGGGGTAAGCACATGAGTGTGCTTGGAAAGCCCGTCGTGCGTGCCGCTGTCTATACCCGTAAAAGCTCAGATGAGGGATTAGACCAAGAGTTCAATTCATTGGATGCCCAGTATGAAGCCTGCAGTGCCTATATCGCCTCACAGCGCCATGAAGGCTGGAAGCTGATTAAGAAGCGCTTTGATGACGGAGGGATCTCTGGCGGGACGCTAGAGCGCCCTGCTCTACAGGCTCTGCTCTCTGACGTAGATCAGGGCCTCGTTGATATGATTGTGGTCTATAAGATAGATCGGCTCACACGGTCCCTATCTGACTTTGCAAAGCTCATAGATCGATTAGAAGCTCAGAGCTGTTCTTTTGTCTCAGTCACACAATCCTTTAATACTTCTTCCTCCATGGGGCGGCTTACTCTGAATGTGCTGCTGTCCTTCGCCCAGTTTGAGCGAGAAGTTACTGCAGAGCGTATTCGCGATAAGATCGCAGCCTCCAAGAAGAAGGGCATGTGGATGGGCGGCATGGTCCCCTGGGGTTACAAGGTTCACTCTGATCCGAAGGTGCAATCACTAGAGATATGTAACGAGCGGTCTTCAGACATACAGATCGTCTTTGATCTTTATGAGCAGCTAGGGTGTCTCAGTCAGGTGAAGCACTCTGTTGAAACGCTTTGGCCCGAGAGGAACTGGAGCCGAGGGCGGATACACAACATTCTGATCAATCCCATCTACATAGGTAAGATCAAACATAAGACAGAAGTCTATGAGGGATTACATGAAGCGATCATTGGGCAAGATCAGTTTGATCGGGTTCAGGAGCAGCTTCAGGCAAAGTCAGTGATCAAACGGGGTAAGCATCCTTCTCGTGGGCCCTCTGCCTATCTGGTAGGAAAAGTGTTTGATGAGACGGGGGACAGGTTAACGCCCTCTAAGTCCAAGAAGTCCTCCGGGAGGGTCATGAGGTACTATTACTCCAACCGTTTGATATCAGGTGGTGCAGATCCAACAGGGTGGCGCTTACGGGCAGATATGTTGGAGCAACTACTAAGTGAGATTGTTGGGACAAGGTTGAGCGAGGCATTAAGTCAGTTCAGGTTGGCGCCAGAAATGAAGCCTCATGAGTTAAACGACGCCAAAGAACGTTTAGAGCAGTTGGATATCAAAGACACATTGGATCTGATCATACGCGTTGATCTCAGCGAGACCAAAGCAAGTATCCAGGTGGATGTTGATAAAGTGGCGGCGCTTATTCAAATCGACGCCAGCAAACTCGACTTGGAATACCTTCGGGTTGAAGAGCCAATAGCCCTCCGGAAGCGCACAAATGGTTCTAAGCTGACGTGGGTTGGCTATAAGGGCGAACCAAATCATGCGCTCATCAGAGCCATCGTAACAGCCCAAGCATGGGTGGATGAGATTAAAGCTGGCAAGACTATAAATGAACTCACGAAAGCACATGGCATATCTTCTACGATGATATGGAAACGGATATCTCTGGCTTTCTTATCGCCCAAGCTCATAGCAGAGATTATCGGCGGCACGAC